TTTCAAGGTGTAATGCAGGACAAGATAAGTGCTGCACTTGATGCTAAAAAAGAAGTTATTGCACAACAGATGATGAATGGTGCCGAAGAGGAAGAAGATATTGATATTGAAATCGATGATGATTTAGACCTCGACGATGAACCAGAAGTTGATAGCGCAGAAGAAGAACAAGAAACTGAATCATAAGGAAACCAAATATGCTATCCTTTAAAAAACATATTCAAGAGGTTGCCGAGCCAAAAGCAGGTGACGAGAAGCGTTTTAAGGACAAACATGTCGTTGCAGTAACAGATTATCCTGGCAATGATGATGACAGTAAAGTCCAAAACATGACTAAAAAGTCTCCTGCTAAAAAGAAGCGTCTTGCTGACATGGATCAGGCAGAAGCCGAAAAGGTCTATGAAGAAAAGATGATGAAGTGTGAAGACTGTGGTGAAGAATATGATGCTGACGAAGGTGAGCATGAATGTGATATGGAAGAGCATTTCGAAAGAATTGCTGGAGAGCTATTAGACGAAGGTATTAACGTATACGATTTAACAGAAGAGCAACTTGACGAGATACTTGGTCGAGTTGTAAGAGGTGCTGCAAGACTTGCTAAGAAAGCAGTTGTCAACAAACAAGGTAATGTTAGATTTTCAACTGCTGGTAGAGCAGACTCTGCTGAAAGAACAGCAGCTAGGTTAGAAAAGAAAAAGCAAGACCGTGAAAGACTCAAAAAAGCACAAGATAGAGTTGCGAAAGCAAGAGCAGAACTTAATAATAGTTATGTACCTGAAGAGAAGATGTCCGATTCTCAAATGAAGAAGCGTGAAGAAATCGTCAAAGGCATGAAAGATAAAGAAGCAGATTTAAAGAAGCGTTACGGTGACCGTTGGAAGTCAGTAATGTATGCCACTGCTACAAAGAAGGCAATGGAAGAAGAGGTCAAGCTTGATGAGATTTCTAAAGAGCTTGCTCAAAAAGTATTTAAAGCAAGAGCAAATCAAGCATATAAACACGATGATGACGAAAGACGCAACAAAGAAATCGCTAGTAAGTCTGCAGAGGCCGGGCAAAAGCGTAGTCGCCGTGAAATGGGCACAAACGCTAAGAAACGAGATAGACTAGACCAATTAGACAAGAGGGCTAAGGACGCTAAGATTCGTGCTGATAATGCAAGTTATCGCAGTTCTAAAGCCTATAAAAAAGTTGGTAAGACTGCTGATTATATAGAAAAGAGACATGGTGAAAAAAGTATTCCAACTACTGCATCAGATAAGCATTATGAGTATAAAGCTAAAGGTGGTAAACTGCCTTTTGATAAGTGGAAAGCTCAGTATGGTGAAAGAAAAGAAGAGTTCCAGATTGATGAAGCATTCAAAGTAGGTGCTATGAAACTCAAAGATGGTTCTTCTGTAAAACTTGCTAAAGAAGATGTACAAGCGCTTGACAATCTTTATAAGAACTTAAACTCTTCAAATCGTAAAAAGATGCAAGAGAAACTAGAAGCTAATAAGAAGTCTTTTGGTGAGATCCTTGCTTTCGCTAAACAAGCAATGTAAGGAGAGAATGAAATGATTTTAAATATAAAAGGTTCAGAAGGCACTTTAAGCGGAGCTGCTACAGGTAATACATTCTTCAATGCTACTTGTATCAAGCTCAATGTTACAGCAGAATCTGTTATCGAAATACGTACTTCCGATGATACATTAGTTGGTAATACTACGTTGTTGGCTCCAAATACGTATTTTATAGAAAAAGCATATGATGACAAAATTCGACTTGTAAGCGGAACTGCACCAGCTACTCCAGTTGGTTTCACCGTATCGTAAGGAATAGAGCAATGAAACTAATCTGCGAAGTAAACGAAGATATCAAATACGTCACAGAAGCAGCCGAAGAAGGTAAGCCTAAGAACTACTTCATTGAAGGTGTCTTTATGCAAGGCGACTTAAAGAACCGTAATGGGCGTGTATATCCTTCACAGGTATTAGCTAACGAAGTAGCACGTTATGATAAAGATTTCGTACAGAAGAAAAGAGCTTTTGGTGAACTCGGTCATCCTAGTGGACCAACCATTAACTTAGACCGTGTTTCTCATATGATTACTGACCTAAAACAAGAGGGTGCTAACTTTGTCGGTAAGGCAAAGATTATGGATACTCCAATGGGTAAGGTAGTAAAGAACCTGATGGACGAGGGTGCTACACTTGGTGTTTCGTCTCGTGGTATGGGTTCACTCAAGCAGAATAAGCAAGGGATAATGGAAGTTCAAAACGACTTTATGCTTGCCACTGCTGGTGACATCGTTGCCGATCCATCTGCTCCAGATGCTTTCGTTAAAGGTATCATGGAAGGCGCAGAATGGTTTTATGACATTGCTTCAGGTAACTGGATGCGTGAACAGGCAGTCGAACAAATTGTGACAGAGACTAAGAAACTCTCACCTCGTAAATTAGAGGAACAAAAGTTCAATCTATTCGCTAAGTTTTTGAATAATATTTCAAAATAAACTTTTTTATAAATAAACTAAATGACTATAACTCGAAGGAGACAACACATGTCAGAGCAAGAACTTGATCAGCTAGACGAGTTCAAGGCATCTGGGGAAGATTCCGAAGTAATGGAACCTACCGCAGTTACTGCCAAGAAGCGTAAGGCTGACAAAGCAACTGCCAAAGATGCCGCTGGTAAGGTATCCGACGGCGCAACAAAAGTAGGCGGTGACCTCATCGATGATGTTGCCACTTCTAAAGCACCCGCAAGAAAGGCTGATAAGTCTATGGGCGAAGCAGTAGACGAAATCTTCGAAGGTGAAGACCTTTCTGAAGAGTTCAAAGAGAAAGCGACTGTTGTATTTGAAGCAGTTGTTAACGAGAAAGTACAATCTGAAGTGTCTCGTCTCGAGGAAGAGTTTAATTCAAAGCTAGATGAGCAAGTCGAACTAGCAACAGAAGACCTTACTAAGAAGGTTGACGCTTATCTTGATTACGTTACAGAACAGTGGATGGAAGAGAACAAACTCGCTGTTGAGAGCGGTATTCGTGCAGACATTGCCGAGTCTTTCATTGCTGGCCTTAAAGAACTTTTCGCAGAGCATCGTATTGATGTTCCTGACGAAGAAGTCGATCTCGTCGCCGAAATGGCAGAGAAGATCGAGGAGCTCGAAGGTAAACTCAATGAGCAGGTTGCTGCCAACATTGAAGTTACTAAAGAACTCGATGAAGCTAAGAAATCTGACGTATTTGAGGATCTCGCAAGTGACCTCGCCGATACACAGGTTGAAAAGCTCCGTTCGCTCACTGAAGGTCTAGAGTATGCAGACCTTGAAGATTATAGCCGTAAGGTTAAAATCATTAAGGAAAACTATTTCGGCAAAACAGAGATTGCTGAGGAAGTTGATGAGTTAGACCCAGTAAATGAAGAGGAAGAAGGTACTAAGTACATCGATCCTCAGATTGCTCGGTATGCTGCATCAATCAGCAAGACTTTTAGAAATATTAAATAATATAAATAAATAAAATTCTTAGTTTAAAGGAGAATCTTCTAAAATGTTAAATGAAGAACTAAACGCAAAGTGGCAGCCGATTCTGGAGCACCCAGAACTCCAAGCCATTACTGACCCACACAAGAAAGCAGTGACTGCTCTTGTTCTTGAGAACACAGAGAAAGCTCTTCGTGAAGGCAGTGCTTGGTCGACAAACAGCTTGCTTGCTGAAACACCAGTTAACGCAATTGGTAATCCAGCTCCACACACAGGCAACGTAGACTCATACGATCCTGTATTGATCTCACTTGTTCGTCGTTCCATGCCAAACCTCATGGCTTATGACATCTGCGGCGTTCAGCCAATGACTGGTCCTTCTGGCCTGATCTTCGCCATGAAGTCACAGTATGCTAACACAACAGCAGTAACAGGCGAAGCTCTCTTCAACGAAGCTGACACCGACTTCTCTGGTACAGGTACACATGCTAACGGCCTCGGCGCTGGTTCCGAGACAGTTGGTGGTGGTGTTACTACTGCTAACATGGAAGCCAACACTGCTTATGCTCAAATGGGTTTCACAATTGACAAAGTTACAGT